CTATTGTAGTTATCGCCACGCACGACATTTGCGTCAAGTTTTTCGGCTAGTTGAATCTTATCGATAGACTTTGTGATTGCCGATGTTAGGCTTTCTGACAAAGAATTGTTTGTTCTCTTGTTCATTATTATCTCCGAAATTGAGGTACACTGTTATTATTGTATTTATCAGTTGTCTACTTTAGCGCCTGCACGCCATTGATGACACGACCAATACTTGGCTTTCCATTTGGGACCAGGATTATCACATCCGTGTCTTGCTCTAAAAGACGCTCTACGTGCAGGGTCGTCTCTTTTGATTTCCATGTTTGGATCGCCAAAGGTAACTTTAACAACATTACCCTTATCGTTTTTGACATATACTCCAAACTTCTTTGTAGAACCGCTGGGAAGTCGAAACGGGTCGTTAAGTGTTACCTTACGGCCCTCGTGTTCCGACTCTTCCACGATATGTGCTTCGTCGCACTGCATACAGCAATCTGGTGTTCCGCATTTGGTATGCTCTAGAAATGACTTGAAAGATTTCATTCTTCCATTCTACTCTGTAGGTAGTTTGCAGACGACATGATGTGGTCTTCTGCGATGGTGAGTTTAGATTGAATCCACTCAGGAAGATTTGTATCATCCTCCATCAAAGTCAACATAGTCTCAGCATTGCGGATAATGGTGCGAAGTTGAACAACCGCCATAGCGCCTTCGTAGTCATACTCGCCTGCGTCTTGATCATAGTCGTCCATGTCCATGTCGGGCATACCATATTCATCGTAGTCTTCTTTAACGAATTCGTTGAACTTTTTCATTTTAGCTTACCTCTCATCTTTGATAGCGTTTGCGGTCCAACAACACCATCGTCAGTTAGTCCGTAGTTTCTTTGAAATGTCTTGACTGCGCCTTGTGTGCCTCTACCGAAGTCGCCGTCTACAAAAAGTTTCAGTAGTCGTTGAATCTCTTTAACGCCTTCGCCATTTGAACCAAGTTTGTATGCTGCATCGCTGGTCGATTCTAAAATAGGTGCTGGCTTCGAGACTGTTGCTGGCTTCGAGGCTGTTGCCGTCGCTTTGCTACCGAGAATTTTAATCGCTTCATTATAGCGCTTCTTACGATCATCAAGTCCGATGTTGCCGCCATTAATGATCTTAGTCATTTTAACGACATCGCCGCTATCTGCTACTTCATTAAGTTTTCTCGTTCCCCAGAACCAGCAAGCGGACTCAATAGCACCCTTTTCTGTGGCAACATACACGGCAGCTTCGTCGGCAGTCATACCGATAGACTTACCGAATTCGTTGTAGTTACTGCGACCAGTCAATTGCTTTAGACCACGACCACGAAACTTCCATCCGTCGCCGTCTTTTACGTTGCCAAGTGCGCCTGATTTCGATCTATAGACATCCATATAAACATAGTTGGCAATCTTCTCAGGATTACGTGCATACTCTTTAGCATTGCGCTTCGATCCGGCACCAAAGTAACGACCGAATACTCTTTTCAGTGCGTCTTCGGAATAGTTTAAGTTCTCTTCAAGACTATTGAAGTTGTTTGACTCGTGGGCGCATTGCGAGACGAATGCCGCAATACGTTCTTGATTGTCGATGCCGTACTTCGGAAAAATAGCCAACATAGCTTCATGCCAAGACTTTACATTCTTGTTAGTCGGGATCATTGCCGCTAGGTGTTCTTCTTTAAATTCAAAACTCATTTTATTTTCCTCAGTATTAATATGTAATAATTTTGTCGGGCGTCTTGAAGTTCTTCTTACGCATAATCGTCTTCATGACTACATCAAACTCATCATTTTTTGAGTCGTATGTCACAGCTACAGGAATATTAAGGTCAGTTTGCATATCTTTGATGACCGCTTCTGCGCCTGCTACGCCTTTGAGTGACTTGCCTTGCTTTGCGTAAATCTTCTTAATGAATTCTGCCAACTCTTTCAGTGTAATGCAAGGAGTATTTCTTTCATCACTCATACGGTCACCGAAGTGACGTGTGAAGTTGAAGTCAATGTCATATTTCTTGAAAAGATTATCGACTACTTTCTCGAATTCCTTGATCTGCTTCATGCCGATAAGCTGGCATTCGGATTCCATAAGCGCCTCGAACGCTTCATTGACGCTTTGTCCGGGAGTATCTTTCTTGTACTTCTTCGCCAGTTTAGATGTGCCTTCTTCGCCAGCGCCATGCTCTTCCAGCATATTTTCAAGTCTTCCGGCATCCATATTGGGATAACTTCTAGCAACTTGTGCTGCGTAGTATCCGACAGAATGTGCAGGTCCTTTAGTAAACTTTCTGGTATCCTTCTGTCCCGTGCCTTCTTTATCCTTACGATCCAATACCGACTTTAGAACTTTTGCGGCAGCGGCATACATTCTATCTTCAGGTGAAGTTGCTTCCGAGGCGTCCTTAAAGTCTTGGTTTGTAGGTGCGCCTTCGCTACCTGGCTTACGCATCTTCTCGCCTGATCCGGCCTTAATGCGCTTCTGCTTGGCATTGATATTGTCCCATAGACCAGGCTTCTTTACTTCGGACATCGCTTCTTCTCCGACATCTAATGTCTTCGGATAACCATCTTCACCTGGTTTCTTAGGCGGTAAACCTTTATTGCGTCTTTTACGAATATTATCCCACAAGCCAGGTTTATTCTCTGCAATTAAACAACTCACGTTAGCAAAGCCTTGCTGTGATGGAGTATCAAAAGATGATGATTCGTTCCATAAGTCTACACCAGATGTATACGCTTCTGTGATTTCGCTAAGAGGTATGTTGCTATTCTCGGACTTTTCAAACAATGCGTTCTTGATCTTATTTTCGGCCATATCGATACTCCTGTAGATTTCGTCTGAAAGAGACTCGATCATGTTAATTAATTCTAAATCTTCGTTCTTCGACTTATACATCTTGAAACGCTTATCGATTTTCACCGTATTATCCTTATAGAATAATTCGTGGAATTTCTTTGTGGCTGGGTTATTCGTGCTTTCGGACATCACTTCGAATTCTTCTTTCTTGGTGCTGTTGGCACTTCTAAGTCTATCTCTTTCAGCTTGTCTTACTTTCGGCATAAGTTTACGAGCGATACGCTCAATAGACTTTTGACGGGTAGCAACTCTTTTGTCGATCATCATCTTTTCAGAAGGCGAAAGGTTTGCATAATTCGAACCCTTCGTACCAGCAATCTTAGTGCGAACAGCTTTGATCGCAGCTTTTCTGGCACGAGTAGTCAACGCATCAGTGCTTGCCATTTTGCGCTTGGCTCTGTTACGTGCGGCTGCGATTTTTGTTTTGTATTTACGCATGATAAGACCACGCTTGCGGCGCTGGGCAATGTTTAGAACTGCTTCGTCTAGTTCTAATTCTTCTGCGATTTTCATGCCACCACGAACCAAGTCATACACTTCCTGTGAATACGACTGTAGCCCTCTTGGCAAACCTTTTTTGAATGTTTCATAGTCGCCCTGTGAAGCCAATGAACGCATTTTAGATGCTGACATTCCTTCAACGCCTTCTGCGTCGGGATCACGTTCGCCGGCAGACACAACGCTGATAGTATCAAACGTGTATTCTTTGCCGTTATATTTGTTTAGGAGAGTTGTGAACTCAGAAACTCTGTCTGATCCGACAACCAAAATAGCTGTGTCGAACTTACCGTCAAGAGACTTCATAACTTCGATGATAGTCTTTGCGTTGGACTTCTGAATCATATTGCCAAATGCTTTTTTAGCAAGCATTACCTTATCATCATATGATAGGGGGTTCTTCTTTGCATCTTGCGAGTGCGTAAGATACATCATTGGAGTTGCTCTATTCTTACGAGCCACATCTTTAATCTTGTCTGATAGTTTTTCATGACCGATAGTTATCGGGTTCATTCTACCCCAACCGAATACGACTGTCTTTCCTGTCGCTTCGTTTAGTTTGGGGTTTAGTTCGACGGTGTTTTTTACGAACTCTTTTTGCTTCTCAGTTGCCTTTACGGGCTTCTTATTATCTTTTTCCATTTTAACCTCATGCTGTTGTAGGTTTACCAAAGTCTATACTACATCTAATTGTTATTTATG